GCCTAAACTCATTATGGCAGAGCTTTTTATGCGCCGGCCCCACGTTAAATCTAGATTTAACGTGGGGCCGGCGCATAAAAAGCTCTGCCATAATGAGTTTAGGCATCCGCAAGTGTGGAGTGTCGTGTCTGGGAGAGATTACCCATAATCGAGATTGTTCTATCGATTATTTGCCTCCCAGGGTAATGACAGGAGTATTAACTCTTACTAATCAGAGGTCATGTTGGTTCACTTAATAGACAGATTGAACACAAACCTCCATAGGACCGGCCAGTTCTAATGGAGTTAAATAAAGGTCAAAGAAAACAAATCAAAAAATCAAAAACCCACTAAGCAGAAGAAGAAAACTTCTGTACCGAATTCTAGTTTGGGCCGCCGGGCTTTGCAAGCAGCGGGCGCAGGACTAGGAGGTTTGTTTGGTCCCATAGGCACACCAATTGGGGTGCAAGGGGCCAATTGGTTGTCTGACGTGCTAGGCATGGGCGACTACGAAGTGAAAAACAATTCACTAATGAACTCCAATTCTGGAGTCCCCACATTCTCATCATCAAAACATTCAGTTCGGCTTCGACATAGAGAGTTTTTGGGAGACATTACTGGTAGCACAGCCTTTTCTGTGCGTGATTACAGTTTAAATCCTGGTGATCCAGTTTCGTTCCCCTGGCTTTCAGGTGTTGCCGAACGTTTTCAACAATACAAATTTCACGGTCTTCTATTCGAATTTGTCAGCACTTCTGCTGATGCTTTGAATTCCACAAACACTGCTTTAGGCACTGTTGTGATGGCTACAAAGTACAGCGCTTCTCAGCCTGCTTTCACTAGCAAGGCTGAAATGGAACAATACGAGTTCTCCTGTTCCACAAGGCCTTGTGCCACGCTGATCCACCCCGTAGAATGTGATCCCGCTGAAACTGTATTGGAAAAACTGTATGTTCGTAGCGGTGCTCTCTCGGCTAATCAGGATTCCCAATTCTTTGATTTGGGTACTTTTTACTTAGCCACTGTGGGCATGCAAGCTGCTGCCACCATCGGTGAGTTGTGGGTGACTTACGACGTTGAAATGTATAAACCACGTATCAACCCAGGGGGACTTTTTAACACTGCTCAGTACAGAGTTAACAATGGACCCTATGACGCCAACAACATATTAGGCACCCTACAAACTGTGGCAAAAGGAGCAATTCCTTGTTCCATATCCGCAACTGGTGCTGGATTTGATTCTATCAACTTCCCTGCTGAATATTCTTCAGGTCGATTTTTCGTGTTTGTCAACTGGCGTGGAGCCATATCCACTGCAACTACTGTACCCACAGTAACTTTAACCAATTTGACTGGTTCAAACTTCTTTGCTCTTGGAGCGTTTGGTAGTTTGGTAATTCCAGATGGTGGTGCTCCTGCATCAACCCAACAAGCTTATGTATTGGTTGTAACGATCAATGGTTATAATGCAGCTGGTTCCAAAATTCAGTTTTCTGGAGGAACCAGACCTGTCACCCCCTCTTCTGTGGATATTGTGGTGCTACCTGTTCCATTAACTGACTCACATGTCTGATAGAGTAAAGGCCTTTGTCCAACGCAAGCCATGAAGCGTTTTAAAAAATAAGAATGGCGGTTTACAAACAATGCAATGTAAACTGTAGCCTCTGTTGAACTCCAAAATCTAGTCACTCGGAGACACTAAACTAGGATTCAATGGAAGTAGTGAGGTGATGTCCCTCTAATGTCAAAATTATGAATAACAAAACTTCACGAAGGGCGGATTCTCCACCGCTAGCTAAGGAGAACGGGTTTGTTACCACTCGTAAAGATGCGCGGCCAACTAAAGCCATCACAAGTAACAAGTCTGCTTTGGACACTCAGAGCACGTACGCCGACCACGTCAAGTCAGGCCCCCAATCTACGGCAGGAAGTAGAAACCGCCCTGGGGTTAGAACCAGGAAGGGCGGTGACGAGGGGAAAAAAAATCGTCAAAACAGCATGCGTTGAAGCAGTACATCAATTGTTAGGAGAAGTTGATGCTAAGCAGGAAATAATTGCTGATTTAAAACAGGCCCAAAAAGAAAGTGTATCAAAGCCTGTCGTAGTACCACCCCAGAATAAAATACAACCACTTACCGGCTGGTTACGCAGTGACTATGAAAAATTTGATAGCACTTTGTTGTTGCACAAAGAAATGCTAACCCATAGCAACCCCATGGTACGCAAAACTTTAGCTAGGATACCAATTTGGACTGGGATTCTTGGCTTACCTTCTTTAGACAGACCCGATGTGGTCAAACGTTTAATCAAGAGAGTGAACAACGCTTTCGACACACAGGTTGTAGAAACTAGAACCATTGACTTACCTTTGTTACAACGACCTACCTATAAATTTGGTAGATACGTAGTAGGAGCATCTTTAGCTGTCCTCATTGTTAGCAAAGTGAGTAAACCACTAGCAGCTGCAGTCGGACTCGTATCAAGTCTGTCCATCTTTGCGGGTTATCTTTGGAATTCTTGGAAAAGAATACCTAAAACTTCTATAAACCGTTTCTTTCTTACTGAAAAATGCAAGAAATTAGCTGATTATTGTACAGAGGTTAAACTATTCAGTTTCAAAAATGCCTGGAGTTATTTAAAACTACCAGCAATTTCAGAGAACACCAAATGCAAAGAAAATGAATATCTGGTTGGGTATACGACCGCCAGAGACCATGTTTGGTGCCCAAGAACTTGCGTTCACAATGAGTTTGTAGCTCTGAAAGAACGTCAGTTATTAGAACCTCTCTCCTCACCTGAGGTCAGAGAAGATGCCTGGCATCACAACCTAAATGCTTTCCGAAAATACATGAAACCATATAAGTACAACTATAAAGAAACTCCTGAAGTTGCTTTAGAACTGTTCTTGAATGGTTACACTGAGAAGAGGAGAAATGCAATTAGGTCTACATTAGCTAACTGTGACGGCTACCATATATTGAATCCTAATACAAAAGGATTTGTCAAAAGAAATTGGGAGCTGGGAAAAGTACCTCACAAAAGACACCCAAGGTTTGTTTCAGGGAAACATGATGACTATTTATGTGCATCGAGTCCCGACTACAAACTTTTTGTTGAGTCGATGAAGGAACAATACTATAAAACTACTGAAGCAGCCATACAATCAAAATTCATATACACCAGTGGGATGACAGCTGATGAAATCGGTCTGATTGTCACACACTTTGAGAGGAGAGGTTGGTACGCATATGAAGGTGACTTTTCACGTTATGACGCCCATAATGAAGAAGAAGCGATTGATGCTCAGTTTAAATGGTACGAGTTCCCAAAAGAACTTGATAGTGTTTTGAGGAAGCAACTAACAACAAAAGGTCGTACTATGTCTAACATTCGGTTCGGCCATGTTGGTAAAGTTGCTAGTGGGGTAGCTAACACTAGCTACGGGAACACCTTAATAGGTTTCATGTTTTTTGCTGGTTTTTTTGAAAAAATTGGGGACACTGACTATGTTGTAGTTCAACTGGGTGACGACAACATAGTATTCACTAAGTACAAGTTTTCAATAGATGAAATTGTTAACTATGCCTTAGAATGTGGCCACAAATTGGAGATTTGTCTCAGAGATGATTACGATCTACTCGAGTTTTGCTCCATGAGATTTTGGGATGTAGGAGTCCAACGGGTGCTTGGTCCGAAACCTGGTCGATGGTTAGCTAAGGGTTTGATTACTTCAAACCCTCTACTAACTGAAGACCAGTTGCCGAACCATATTTCCGGGATTGCTTATTCCCTCCGGTTTTATAACTGGATGCCCATTGTTGGGGCCTTTTGTCGTGGTATCCTCGACAAACACCCCTTCCTAGGCAGCGACACCTACTCAAACAATTTTGAGAAATGGATACCACTAAGAATAGAACTTGAAGTGGATATCGACCGTGTCAATGCTCAGTTCTTCAAGATCTATCGTTTGATCCAGCGTTGTTAGAACGCGACTTACAAGACTTTGATTTTGAATTGGGTACTTCTCTAGTTGGTGACCTATTTGACGCCATGTCTATAATTGACGGCGTGATCGACACCACCTTTGCACCTTCTCTTACCATGCTCACTCAGAGCTGGTAAGTGTCGGTGCATATGCCCCGGATTTGGGGGGCAATTAAAAATTCCAAGTGTGTCAATAACAATACCTGCGATGATTGTTTTGGCATTATTCTGGCCATTAAACCGTATGGTTTAGAAGAAAAATAAAGTAGTGCTTGTTGACTCCACAATGTGTTGGTGGAC